TTTGCTTTAGCAAGAGAAACAGGTGTGCATGTTGGAACTACTGGGCAGGCTAACCTTATTGCTGCGCGACACTTAAACAAAGAAAAAGCAATATCACAGCTACAGTTAAACAGGAAAATTAATCAAGGAGAAATAGATTCTTTTTTTGAAAATGAATTGAAGCTGCTTCAAAAACAAAGCGACCAGAATGGCAAGAACTATTCTATGCCTTCTATCTCTACAACGTCAGGATATATAAATGTTAAAAATCCTTTAGTCGTAGAGCAAGACTTTGGTTACTGGGGGCCAATGGATATTCTTTTAGGTGCAGACTTTGAAGATGAAGTTATAAATGCTTTTGGATCAAAGCTGACTAACGAAAGATTTAAAGTTTTTGAAATGCTTAAAAATCAAGCACAAGACCTTGCAGAATATAAAATAGAAATGTTTGATAACATCAGAGGCGCAGAGTCTCTAGATGAAATGCGAGAAGTCATTACTGATAAGATGCGAATGGAACTACAGCAAGCCGAACTCTCTAAAGAACTTCAAAGTTTCCTTACAGAAGCAGGCTATGATTCTATTAAGTATAAAAACACTGTAGAGTCTGTACTTGAAAATGAATCTGAGTATTCTTATATCTTGTTTAAGCCTGAACAGTTTAAAAGCGCAGGAAGTTCTTTTGATATTAGCGATAAAAGACAGACCTTTAACATTGGTGGTGTAGCAGCAAAAGTATTAACTAAAGCTTTTTCTCCTAAAGGAGACAGCGGTTTCTTTAGCTATGCTGAAAAAGCTGCACAGGCTATGTCTAGAACTAAGGGAACTGGTGACGAGTTTATTAGTGAGTTGACATCTAAAAAAATAAATGTGCAGCAAGATGAACTAGAGTGGACAGGATTTTTAAGTGAGTTTAAAGGCAAGCCTAAAACTACTAAAGATGAAGTGGTAAGTTTTTTAGCTGCTAATCGACTAGATGTTGAAGAAGCTGTAGGCAGGGACATTCCGGGCAAGTTAGATTTTGGCACAGTTGCAAATGACGCTACTATGTTAAAAGGAATGGACGCTGACTTTGCTACAAAGCCTATTCATAAAGAGTATACGTGGGATGGTCAGGCTACTGAGAACTATAGAGAAGTTGTTTTAAAACTACCTAAAAACAAGCAGTCTGGTTTAGAGCCTTATAGACACCCTGAACATTTTCCTGAAGATCAAGAAAACATCCTAGCGCATGTTCGTTTTTCAGATATTGTTTCAGCCGATGGAAAGAAAATTCTTTTAATTGATGAAGCTCAAAGTGATGTGCATAAGCAAGGAAGCAAGTTTAAATATCGTGACAAGAATACTGATGAGAGCAGAAAAGTATTACGAGAAGATGCTAGTGTAAAGGAAGAAAATTTACTTGTACAACAACAAGAGCTGGAATCTGAGTTTAGTATGTTAGAAGAACTAGAACTAACAAGAGAGCTAACACCGGATGAAGCACTACGATTTGATGAAGTAGATAGGTTACTTGCTCAATTAGATAATGAAGTAGAAGCATTGTCAGGTGTTAGAAGTCCTTTTGATGATGTTGAAGAACTTACTGAAGTTCCAGTAGACGCAGTTCCATTTAAACAACGCAAGTCTTCAGGTTGGCAACAACTAACAATGAAAAGGTCTTTGATTGAAGCAGCTAAAGGAGGTTATGATACTTTAGCATTAACAACAGGACAGCAACAAGCTGCTAGATATGGGGATATGATTGAAGATGTTTCTGGAATGCTTAAACGCTATGACAAAGAATACATTAACATCTTAAATGGATTTGCTGCAAAGTATGACGCAAAGGTTGTAATGCGTGAAGTTATAGATGCTAATGATAATATTGTAGAAGTACCTAGCCTACAAATAACAGAGCAGATGCGTAAAGATATTCTAACAGGTCTTCCACAGTTTGCAGAAGGCGGTCAAGTAAGTGCTTATGAAATTCAAACAGGAGACACGCTTTCAAATATTGCTAAGCAACACGGTACAACTGTAGAGCAGCTTGCTACTGACAATGAAATCAGCGATCCTAATATGATCTATGCTGGAAAAACTATTAATGTTCCTTCAGCAGCAGGCATAATAAAACCAGCAGCAGCTCCTATAAGTATGCCAGAACCTGAAGTAGCACCTAGTCCTACAGCTAAGCCTTCTATGTTAGCGGAGCAAGTAGAGCAAGCGTACACCGCTGGTTCAGAGGCAGTTACAGAAGGTTTAGAAGCTAGTTCAGAAGCAGTTACAGAAGGCTTAGAAGCTGTGTCAACATCAGTAGGCAAAGGAGTAGGTGCTCTTAGAAGGATGCTAGGCACTGACTTAGGAGGATCAGGAAGAACAGCAGAAAACACCGCAGGTTCTTTAAGAAACTCTGAAACTACAGTGGACATCCCAGACTTTAGCCCAACACAAGCTGTAGCTGACGGTAAAACGTGGACACTGGCAGGCGCTGAAGAAGGTTTAAACAGAGTTGTTGAGACTGTAGATTCTGTTGTTGATTATTTTAAGAACATTGACTTTGGTTTTAGTTCTCTAGATGAAGTTGCAAAAGCAAATGCCGCTCCTGAGACAAACATATCAGACGTTAAGCTGCCTGACTTTAGTTCAAAAGGACGTACCGCAGAGAACACCACTGGTGCTACTGCTGAACCTAAAGCTACTGAGATATCTATGTTAGGAGACATGACAATAGATCAAATTGCAGATGCTGTTGCTTCTCCTGAAGTTGATCTTTCAGATACAAGCATTAAGATGCCAGACTTTAGTTCTAAAGGACGCACCGCAGAGAATACTGCTGGCGCTACTTCAAAAACTAACACATCTTTATTGCCTGAGAATGCATTAGCTTTTGCTAAGTTTTATGCTGGAAATGCTTTAGGTTTAGAAGGTTCTGGTACGGATATTGATGTTAAAAACTTTGGAACTAAACAGCAGGAGGTATTGCGTCAAGCTATGATAAATGCCACTAAAAATAATAGAGATCACATAACGTATTCTGACTACCCTGATATGTTAAGCGGAGAACGCCCTGACGAATTTTACAAAGCTAAGCGTAAAGACAGAAGCTTAACAGATATAGTTAAAGAGTCTTTGCTTGATCCTGTATTTGAAATGTTTACAACTACAGGCGTGTTTAAGTTTGAAGTTTTAAAGGATGGAAAGTTTAATATTATTCCTGACAAGTACGACTTCAACGCTTCAAAAAATCGTAAAGGTGAAGCTAAAGATGCATATGGTTCTTTAGTTCACAGCGCACAAGACACAGCTCAAACATATACATTTAATGTAAAAGGAAAATTGTAAACAATGACCGAAGAATTTAGATACTTTAAACTCGAAGACTTTAAATGCAAAGAAACAAACGAGAACGAGATTGACCCAGCGTTTGTACACAAGCTAGACCACTTGCGAGAAGCTTGTGGTTTCCCGTTCTACATTACCAGCGGGTATAGAAGTCCGAACCACAGACTAGAAAAGTCTAAGCCCAAAGGGCCGGGAACGCATGCACAGGGTATTGCCTGCGATATAGCTGTTAACGGAGGCCGTCAGCGCATGCAGATCGTGCGCCACGCTTGCGCTTTAGGTTTTATCGGCATAGGAGTTGCCAAAGGGTTCGTACATGTGGATATGCGCGATGACCACAAGCCCGTTATGTGGTGTTACTGATGTCTCCTAAAAGACTTGAGCACTCTTCAAAGTACGAAGACTGGGACTTAGACGGTGACGGTATCGTAACAGACGCAGAAATACACCAACATCAAGAGATGTTAGACATAGAGCTGCGCGAAGATAAAGCAGGCACTCAAAAGAAGATGGCATGGGTAGCAATGATTAGTATGTGTATCTACGCTATCCTGCCTCTCTTTCCGTTTATACCGGAAGATCGTTTAGAAACAATAGCTTCACTTTCAGATATGTTATTCCTGTCGCAGGCTTCTGTGGTAGGGCTTTACTTTGGCGCAACAGCTTACATGGCAAGAGGAAAATAATATGTTACAGGCATTGATCGGCCCAGTCACAGGACTGCTCGACAAGTTTATTGAAGACAAGGATGCAAAGAATAAAATTGCATTCGAGCTAACCACCCTTGCAGAGCGACACGCTCAAGAGTTAGCTAAGGGTCAGCTAGAAGTAAACAAGGTAGAAGCGGCACACAAGAATCTATTTGTAGCAGGCTGGAGACCCGCTGTCGGTTGGTCATGCTGTTTTGCTCTAGTCTACTCTACGATTCTATCTCCTATTTTAGGCATCTGGTTCACTGTTCCTCCTGTTGACAGCTCGTTGTTGACAACAGTGTTGATGGGCATGTTAGGTCTAGGTGCTATGAGAACTGTGGAGAAAACCAAAGGCGTACAACGGGAGAAATAAGATGGCTAAATTTAAAAATGTTCAACAACTTGCGACCAACCCTCTTGTAGGAGTAGTCACCACAGCTTTAAAACCAACCCCGCTGGGAGTTGCGTATACCGTAGCTAACGTAGCTACAAAAGCTATGACAGGTAAATCAATACCTCAATATTTAAGGGGTACTATTAAAGGCCCAGCAACAGGCTCGTCAAACAAAGTTGGCCCTAATCAAAAGGGGGATCAAACCGTTACTGGCAGTGTTCATAGAGAGGCTGAGCAGAAGAATATTTTGAAAGACCGCAAAGCCAAAGGAGGACTTGTAGCATATAAAAATGTACAAGACATGGACACTAAAAGCTATGGTAAGAGGTAATAGTAATGGCAGCAAAGAAAAAAGCAAAATCAAAAGTAAATGAAGCAGGGAATTACACTAAGCCTACCCTGCGTAAAAGACTCTTTAAGAAAATTACAGCAGGAACTAAAGGTGGTAAAGCGGGGCAGTGGTCTGCGCGTAAAGCTCAGATGTTAGCCAAAGAATATAAAGCAGCAGGAGGAGGTTACAAATGAAAGGTGTTAAGCATTATAAAAAAGACGGTACTGAGCACAAGGGTTCTAGTCACAAGATGTCTGACGGCACTCTACACACTAATAAATCCCACACTAAAACTAGTGTAAAACTATTTCATTTAAAAGATTTGTCTACTAAAGCTAAGGTGAAAGCTACAGGTAAAAAGTAATGGCACTAGCTAAGTCTCAAAAGTCTTTAAAGAAATGGACAGGGCAGAAGTGGACTACGCCTTCCGGTAAACCCAGTGGAAAAACAGGTGAGGTATATGCGCCTGCTAAAGCTATAAAGAAACTTCAGTCTACTGCCGCAGGTACAAAGAAACTGGCTGCTGCCAACAAGAAGAAACGCGCTGCAACTGCTGCTGGAAAGCAATACGCCAGCCACGGCCTACATAAAGGGAAGAATAGAGCATGAGCATTGAATATAGAGGAGAAAGATTTGAAGGTCACAACAAACCTAAGCGTACTCCAAAGCATGCGTCTAAGTCTCACGTAGTTCTTGCGAAAGATGGCGCTGAAATCAAGATGATTCGGTTTGGAGAGCAGGGAGCCAGCACAGCGGGTAAGCCTAAAGCTGGAGAGTCAGATAAGATGAAAGCTAAAAGAGCCAGCTTTAAAGCCCGTCACGGTAAGAACATCAAGAAAGGAAAGATGTCAGCAGCGTACTGGGCTGATAAAGTTAAGTGGTAAGACTAGTATATAGATTGTAGTTCTGTTTCTATATCTTCATGTAAGTCTTCAAGTTTAAGTTTAGCGACTCTAATTATCTGACGCATGAGAATAACATCTTTAGGGCTGAACACTTTAGAAAGGTCTTTATCGGGAATGCCGGACATTTCTGTCACGACATCCCCTTTAGTATTGATAAGGACACTAAAGCTTATAATATTAGCTTCAGACGATTTCACACGCACCACCTACACAGGCTAGTTCTTGAGAACCTGTAGTATTATCTTCCTGTTCAAACTGTTCTAAGTCCTTCCAGTCCACACCTTTCGGCATCGCTGCTACTAGTTCTTTGTACTTCTCAGCAGTGATGTCTTCATACGGAGCTTGTTGATATACATGGTCACTGAATGGCAACAAACTGATACCGCTACACAGGTCAAAGTTATCCCATATCCACTGTGCTATCTGCAAGAACTCGCTGTCCGTATAGTATACAGTGATAGATGGCTTGTGTTCGCACCAGTGATTCTGGTAAGCCTTCCAAAGTGCTAACTGCTCCATAGCTCCTACCTGAGATACGGTCACACTAGACTTAGGAGCCTTTACAGGGAAGCTAAACACAGCAGAAGAAGGACTCATTACATCCTGCTCTACAGGAAACCCTGCTTGATCCATGAACTCTGCAAGTGGGTCTTTCTTATCGCTACGTACTCTGCGAATGTAATACTCAGAGAAGCGAGGATGGATACCACTAGCAGAATCGACAAGCTGAGATACAGTACCGCTAGGCTTAACGCATGTAATAGCCGCAGACTGACTAATGCCGAGCTTAGAAGCCCACTTCTTATTTGTTTCCACACATACATCTCGTACTGCCTCCAACCATACTGCAAGCTTAGGTGAATCACCTTTACTCATAATGGCGTGATCCATAATGCCTGTCATGCTAACACCTAATAGTGCCTCTTCTTCGGTGTTCTTCTTCCAACAGTTCCGTAAGTATCTAAAGTCTGTGAGTGTTGCTTGCAGCGTACCGATGATAGAAGCCATCTCAGCTTTTTCTGTAAGGGTCTCAAGGGTATCGTTTGAACGCACAACAATCTCTGACAGGTTACAGAACTGATTGCTGCGTAGAATGATCTCAGAGCAAGGGTTAGTACCGAAGTCCTGCTCTGCATCTCTACGTCCGTTACGTGCTGCAATCTTCTGTGCTGCTACACGGCTAAAGATACCGCGCTCACCTGCCTTAGACTCATACATGTTCTGCATCTCACCTAAGAAAGCCTCAAAGTCTGGCTTCTCAGTGTACGCTACGCTGTTGTTAGCCAACCTACGATGACCTTCTAGCTCCCACCAGTTACCACTCTTAGCTTTAGCCATGCGAGGATCAGACAGATTAGAGAGGCTGATGAGGGCTGAACGTCTAACACCACCTACAACAACAATGTCTGCAATCTTACATACAACATCATGGCACTCTAAGCTGTTTAACTTACGACCTGCTGCTTTCTGGAATATCTCAATGCAGAAGTGGAACAAATCTACTAGTGGCTCTGGCCCTGATGCACGACCACCAAAGGTTTTAAGTCTTGCACCTGCTGGACGAACCCTGCTGATGTCCCACTGAGGTATCTTACCTGCGTACAGCATAGCAATAAGCTCACGAAACGCAGAAGCCCAGCCAATCTTGCTGTCACTAATTACAATGACGCTGTCTGTCTTGTGGAAGGTCTCAGCTACTACTGGCAACTTAGTAATAAAGTTACGCTCAACGCTAAACCCTACACCTGTTCCACACATCAACACATACATCAGCTCATCAAAGCTGCGCGGTGAGTCAATGGCGAGGTAGCTACAGTTGAAACCAGCTACGTTGTCTTTGTCTAACGCTACTCCTGCTGTCATCATGCAGCGCATAGAAGGCATAACGTCTAAGTTATGTATAGCCTTGTAAAGCTTTCCGGCTACCTTGTCATCTATCTGGCCTCGCTCTGTCCAGAAGTCTACATATCTTTGTACTGTTTCTGCCCATGTCTCGCGTCTACCTGCTTCAGGTATCCACCGTGCATAGCGGCTCTTGTGTATAAACTGTTGGTACTGATCCATTATTACGTTCCTGTTCCGTTACATTTAACGCACATCGCTGTGTCTTTATGAGGTACTTCATTAGCTGGGTCAAAACCCTGTAGACCTGAGCCTGAACAACTAAAACATCCTGTTATTAAATCTCCATTTTCGTCTAAAAAACTCCAATCTGTAGGCATTATCTATTTTCCTTTAAGTTGAGTGTGCTAGAAAAGCACCTATTCCAAAACATACGGCACAGAATACCACATATATAGCTGCGTGTTTAATAAAGTCGTTCATTAAATTTCTTCAATATTATCTATAAGTTTCTGCAAGTACCACTGAGCTTTCTTTGTGTCCTCTAAAACTTTTCCCTTATAGGACATCCTCCAAAGATATTTGAGGCAGTTACCTTTTAAGTAACCTTCAAAGGCTTCAACGGACATGCTTGCCCTGATAGCTTCGATACATTCTACACCACCTGCATTGTAATGTGCTGGCTTGTTAACGACATCTTCTTCATGTGCT